AACTGCTTCTGTGTTTTCTGTCATAGGTTGTACCTCCTTGTTAATCTTAGAAGTATTAATGCCTTTAGCACTATCAACTAAGAATTTTATCATTGTTGTTTTTTCATCATCCGCTTTTTCAACGAATCCTATATTAGCCATTGGCTCTCCTGTGGTGGGGCTTGACTCTACTTCATTTTCTGAGACCATTACTAGTCCAGACTCTTTATCCCAAAATACATTTTCTAAAACTGTTTCGTCAGCCTTAATAACATCTACTCCGTCTACCTTTTCAACAGATAGAATATTTGCGAATTGATTTGCTGGTGAATCTACAAGACTCAACTCTACCAAATCATATTGCTTAATAACTCTGATTGTTTTATCTGATTTCTCATCGTAAGCATCGTCCCATTTGTTCATTCTTCCGCCAATTGAAAAGCCAGCAAGAGTTCCATCAAGAACCTTTTCCCAAGTATCCTGTGCACCCTTTGAAACATATGCAGAAACAAAGACTCCATTATAAAACTTGTTTGTGTCTGTGTCAAAATATTTATCTGCTTTAAATGAAACCATTTTGCCTACTGCTAGTGGCTGATGCATTTCTCTAATGTTTCCTCGGAATTTTGCAAAGGCATCCATTGACGCTTCTGCTGTTACAATGTCGTCTTGCTTATCTACGTTGTCTAGAGATGCAAATCCTGAAACGATTCTTCGCTCCTTGTCCACCTTGGTAAGTGGCATGGAAAGACGCAGATTCTCCCCATCCGAATTCCAATGGGCTTTAGTTATATTACTCACCATTATATTATAAACCCCTTTTTGTAATTATATCACAATGTGGACAAATCGGTCTCTTCATCAACTTTTCGTCCTTCGCCTTTTGGGTTTCTTCCAGAAACAGTAGAGGTGCTATCTGAGTTATTGTTAACTCTTTCTGCATCTCTTGCACGAGTAGTTGTTGCCTCTGCTGCCTGCTGTGGCTTTAGATCTAGCGGATCATCTCCGCCTTCTCTTTGTGGCATACCCAATGCTGAACGGGCTTCGTTAGGAAGCATAATCTGATTCTTTACATATCTTTCAAGAATTTGTGATTGAGCAATCTCGTCTGTCAGGGTTAATTCGTTGAACTTAAATTCAAGAATATCTGTTCTTTCACGAATGACTTTGTTAATCATTTTTTCAAGTTGTCTTTGAGAAGGTCTTGCAACCTGCTCTTTAAATGTTCTATCCTGCGCTAATGCTGCTGCTATGGATCCTGAATCTCCCCCGCCAAGTTTTGATAATGGAACCTGGTGTGCAACTAGAATGTCGTCACGGTTTTGCTTACGATATTCCTTAAATGAGCCTTCTTGAATTCCATTCTCAATTGGCTCCATCTTGAACTCAACCTTGTTTGTGTCTGAGTCAGCAGGAAGAGGAATGTATAGGGTTCTGTGGTTCTGTCCCTTAAGTCCAGTTTGCAAGAATCTAAACATTTTGTCTTCTGCTTCTGCAGACAACTTTGCACCCTTTAATGTAACCACATATCGGGGAACAGCCTTGTTACTAAAGAAATCAATATTATATTGTGATGCTAAAGAGTCTCCGTATAGAGAGTTAATTGCAGAAATAATATCTGGAACGCCATAGAATGTATTCAAAGGTGAGTAAGACTTAAAGTGAATAATCTCATTTGGTCTTCCATCTGTTCCAAGTGGATTAACATTGGTTGCTCCAAAGTTTCTGAAGTATACAACCTTGTTTCCTATGACCTGAACAAAGCCATCTCTAAGTCGTCTTACTCTTACTGTTGTTGCTGGAATATGTCCAACATAACCAATCTCTCCACGAGTAGTTCTTCCAATTTCAAGATATCCATTTCCAGTTGCCTGAAGATCTGTGTAAACCTTTTCCATTGATGAAGTAAATGAGTCATCGGAATTAAGACTTTCTAGCCAATCACGAACTTCAATCTTTGCTCTTTCAATTCTTTTTCTTGCTTTTTCTGCCGTGCCTTTTTCTGCAGTTTCAAGTTTAAGCATTGTTCTTGGTGATATCTCAAAGTCATATCCTAGTCCAACAATGTTCTCTACTTTTGCATCAATGGCTGCGTGGTTTGCAAACGATGTATCGTAGAAGTTTGCAAGTTCGTACAGGTTCCATGGTGGCGTAATAACGTCAAACAATCCATAGGCATTATGATATAAAACTCCTGGATTAATTTCTTTTGATTTTGCTCCACCAATACCAGAACTAACTGCAAGGGCATTGTCAATGTATGCTTGTGGTGCTTCTGCTTTTACAATTCTTGAAGCACGTCTTTTAAAGTTGTTGTCTAAACCATTTAAGTTTTTTAGTTCATCCCAACTCTTATTAAAGGGATCTTGTTTTTGAAATGTATCATCTACCTTTGGCAGATCATCAATTCGTGCACCAATTCTATATTCTCTTTCATCACTCATTAGTCATCACTTCCATATTTCGCTATAGTATCCTTGGCTGCTTGAACTGCACCAAGGTCATTCATAGAAGGAATAAGCCCTTCTGAAAGTCTTTGCTTTTGCTCAGAGTATTCTTCTTCTGAGATTCTAGTTAATCCTGGTACGAAGATGCATTCGCCATCTCCTTCATCCCCGTAATATTTAGCAGCATCCTTAAGTTTTGAGATCTGTAAGATATCGCCTTTCATTGACTCAATGTTTAAAATTGAGCCTGTACCGTCTGTAAACCACTTTCCATTGGATTTTTTGTAAACATAAAGACCCCACTCGTAGTGTTTTTCAATAACCTTTACCTTTGAGTCGCCAATTTGACCCTTCATCTTAGGCAATGGCTTACGCTTTTTCTTTGGATTTTCGATATTCATAACCATAAGTATACCATATTAGAGTGGTGATGATATATACTGTTTCCATGATGATTCTGTATATACAGAAACTGGGTCATTGGAAAGCCTAAAAGTCTTTTCACTATCAATAATAATCTTATTAGTTCCTATATAGGTCCTGTAAATGTCTCCTGGTGTAATTCCATACGAAAATGACGAGGATCTAACTAAAACAGAGAACCAGATATATCCTGCATTCCAGGTTTCCCACTGATACGGTATTGGCGTTGGATCTCCTGCAACATACTGCTCCTTTACTTCATCCCAAATTCTATAAGAAAAACTTTGCTTCTGTTGTAGGCTTGTCATCTGGTAATAAGAAATATGATTAAATAACATTGAGCCATTTAAGTTAATATAGCCAGAATATCCAGAAAATGAAAGTGGCAAACCAAAAGATATACCCAAGAACGCCCACTGCTTAATTGTAATTACTGGATAAGAGACTAACTGTCCATTTATATAATAAGAAATGCCATCTTGTATTTTACCTGTTTGTGCATTGACTGCATAAATTTTTGCTCTATCTCCAGAAGGACTATTAGCAACCATAAAGAACTTAATAGTAGACTCAGAATCTTTGATTTCAAAGATCTCGTATGGAGTTACTGGAAATGAATTATTATCATATCGTAAAGCAAGTTGCATAGAGTTTACTCTATACTCTTCTGTCTTATTGGAGTTAATCGGTATGCTAATTCCCCTATTAACAAATGGATCAAAATCACCACGAACTTGGATTCCGCTATACCTTGTCAGGTACAAGTATGGAGTACTTTTTTTATAAATACTAATTGGATTTTTTGATTTATAGTCATAGTATATTCCAGACTTTGTATATGGAAAAATATCTTTTCCAAATTTAGTACCAATTGGATTTGCAGATGATTCATTAAGTGATTGAGATGCAAACTCTAAAGATCTTAGTTTTACTTGTTTTCCTAGAATTCCTTTATGCTTAAACTCAAGGTGGGCTACGATAGCAAGATCATTAAAATCAACACTCTTTGGAGGATAGATAACAGTATCGTTTACGACTTCGTATTTGGTGTTTTGCCACTCAAGACCGCTTTGAATATCAATGATACCCTCTCTTAGCGCTGGGGCTGTGTTTGTAAAGTCTGTATAGAATTTATTTGCTCCGTCGGCAATAAACTGAAAAGATACATAAGATCTAACAATGGAGTCTGCAGTATTATATTCATAATTCAACAAAGATCTATTTTTAGCAAGGTCGTCGTAGTCCTGATATCCAGTGTACAAAGAATTATCTAATACCTCATATGTTTGAGGAACTGGATCTGCAAACTGCTCGTTTAACTCTCTGTATGTCCAACTGTTACCTTCATTTACTCTTCTAAAGACAGATGGTGATGGGTAATCTATGTTAAACTGAATAAAGTCCAGGTCGTATCTATCTTTGCCAGATGAGTCTTTAATGTATTTTGCAAAATATGAAAGTGGTATATAGTCTTCCCAGTATCCAGAAACACCAATGTCTAGGTAAAATTTTTCATACTCTAGTGTAGGAATAAGAGTATAACTTGCAACGTGATCGACTAAATTTCCATGCTCAAAGCATACTCCATCTAATCCAAAATGGGACGCAATAGAAGTAAAGTTTCTTGGTGATGCAAAGGACATTCTGTAAAGGTTGCCAGTAAATTTTGATGAAAGGGTCTTATCGTTTAGAACATACAGCGTAAGCAATGAGAGATTTCCAAAGAAGGTGGAGACGTCTTTGCCAAAAAATTCCGACATGTTGTCAATATCAAAACCAGCAGCAAAGATATCATTTGTCGTATACGGAACAGTCTTTACAGTACTTTCGGTACCATTAACTTTAATTTTGTAAAGTATGTTTTGATTTAAAACAGAAACCTTAAACGTATCCGAGTTTGTTCTATTTTCAAATATAAAAAGAACTTGCTCTGATGTTGGAGCGCTCTTGACTTTAAACACTCCGAAGATTGCTTTTAGTTTTTCTGTTAATATGCCAAGATTGTTAAATTTTAGGTACCCATTAATTTCTTGTTCTGCACTCAATGAAATAAACGTATTGGTTTCTAGCCCATTGGCCACGCCATTGACTGGTTGAAGATCTTTATTGCTCTGGTATAGATTATCAATTGTTGCACCAACAAAATAATGGTCTGGTAATGAGTAAGATGGTGTAGAAAGGAATAGTCCGTCAGAAACAACATTGTCAAGAGTTCCTTGGCTCCATGCTCCCATTTGTGGGTACTTATAGTTTGCATCATAATTTGCAAAAGCATAATCTATAAAAGCAGAAGTTCCATTATATTGATTATTAATTCTTTCTGTTGAGGTAACGGCTTGGCCATATGTCCATCTTCTTTTTGCTACTATCTCTGGTACGTTGTATGGGTATATTGCTACACAGTCGACTTCTAGTGGGTAGATGTCATCGTATGAATAAAACCCTAACCAATCCTGATCTTTACCTTCTGAGTTTAATTTTGAAGGAAGTTCTAAAGTTGAAGTGTTAATTGTCAGCGATATTACAGCCTCACCATTTAAAATAACTTCCATTTTATTATCATAGTATGTAACTTGAATTAGCATAGGTCGTCCCCACTCACCAACATACTTTGAATCAAATTGATCGCCTATAGATAAAGTTAAAAATGCTCCGTCAACATATAGTCCATCTGAACCTGAGATTGGTCCAAAAATTCTTTTTGCTTTTGGTGAATCAGATGTTGCTCTTGTCCAAAACTCTAAGGTGTATTCTTTGTATCTTCCGCTTTCATTCATAAAGCCAATACCTGGAACTATAAGAGATGGTTTTGGAGTCCCGTCTAAATTATTATTTGGAGATAAGACTGTTGAATTTAATGCACCATAAACAAGAGGAACGCCAAAATTTCTTGCCAACAAAGCGTTTGATTTTGATAGATAATACCCATTTCCAGAAGATAGTCCGTATGGCTTTGCACTTACAACCTTACAAGTTTCTAAAGCAATGTTAGACGGAAGATCTTCCAGATCTCTTAACCCAGAAGAACTAGAAATAAACTCTTCTGACCACTGCCCTAAATTAATTCCATTAAGAAGAAACTTATAGTCTGCTGGTCCGTCAGGACTAGGTGAGTAGCCAATCTTTATAACAAGCCTCATTGTTGTATTTTGGTTTGGGTTTAAAAATGTTTCAGATAAAAATATCCATTTGTCTGACAAGTTTATAGGAAATTCTTTTAGTCTTTGAATTAGGCTACCACTTGTTACATCGTTATATTCATATCCTAAGGATACAGAATACAGATGAGACCCAGAAGAGAAAAGATTAAGCCCAAAAGCAAATGAGTCTAATGCGTCATTTAGTTCTGTCATATTAATTAGTTCTGGACTTGTTAGTGTTGTGTATTGAATAGTTGTTGTTGATGGAACACCAGAAATTTCAAATAAAGGACTGTCTAAAAACGGTTGAGAAGATATGGATGATGATTCTAAGACAGAACCATTTGTTAATGTCCAGTTAGATAGGTCTGAGTTAGACGCACTTAATAAAGATAAATAGTCGCAAGTGTCATCCAGCGCCCACAAAATAGTTGGGTGCTCTGAATAAACTTTTTCCGCATATAAATTAGATGGGTTCGACATAGGTTCTCCTAGTCTATTTTATCACACAATGCGGGTAAACCATCGAGGAGTTGTATATCTGATACCATCATTAATTTCTTTAACTCCATGAACAAAATCTGGGTTATCTGGGAAGCAGAGCAGATCTCCTGGCTCTGGCTTATAAGAAATGTCATAGGCAGGGAAATAGATCTCTCCGCCTAAGTAATCGTCATTGACATAAACCAAAGTTGCTATGTCATTGGGTCTGCTAGCATCATAGTGCTCATGCATTCCCCATCCTGGCATAAACTTTGCTATGTGAGTTTTTGTTTCGTAAAAGTCTTGAAAAGGACCTTCGTATTTTTCTTTAACAAACTCATAAACTTTATTTGCATACTCCTGCATTATCTTTAATAGTTCAGGGTCATGCTTTTCAATTGCATGATAAGTATGCACCGTGAACTCTTTTTCGCCATTTCCAAACTCATCAAACAGCAGAGTGTGGTCCTTTGCATATTCTTCAATACTTGCTGCTACATCTTTTGGCATAAAACCTTTGACATAGTGTATTTGATCTATAAAATTTTGCATTAGTTCACCTTAATTTCACAATAGTCTGTTGTGCAATATGCTTCACCTTGAGCCTCTAAATTATCTACACCATCGTAAATTGCTCCAAAGTCAATGTGCTTCAGTTTGCCAATATAACCATTATACTCCTCCTCAGTAATCTGAGAATAAGGTTGCTGTGGATAAACTGTGTTTCCCATTGGAAGGAATGAGACTGCCTTTAATTGTCCCTCGTACATATTAAGTGCTGGAACAATATGCTTTGATTCTGTTTCCTTGTCAAATGAGAGGGTTACAGAAACACCATTGTCAGACCAATACTTTTGGGCAGTTGCTGCAAGAGCAATCTTTTCAAATAATGTTACATCCTTTTCAGATCGTGGGTGACCTGATTTAATTGGGAAGTAAACTACTGATGTGTTTGCTGATACCACGTCATCTTCAATTGTGTACCCTGCTGCTTTAAACAAATGAATCATTGGATCTGTAGTTCCAAATCTAACTGCACGAAGGAAGAAGTTTCCTCCAGGTCCCCAGTGAACTCCAGGAGTTGCACCAGAAAGAATTGAAACTGATCCTGATGGCTTAACTGTAGTTACACGAATTGATTCACGAACACATAGCCATTCAGAATACTGGTGATCATAGTGACGGATCTTGTTGTATCCTTCATCCATCCATTCACGAACGGTTGGCAAGCCTTTTTGATCTGCAAATGATGCAATACCAGTAAGTGATGTACCAATACGACGGTTGCGTTGCATGATACCGTTTGTTTGTGGCCAGTGTGTTGGAACAAGTGTTACAGTCTTTCCATATAAGTATGCAAACTTAAGGGTACGCAGGAAGTCCTCCTTAGATTCATGACGATTCAAGTGCACTTCTACAAGTGTACATAATTCGTATGATTCTAATGGCTGCTCCGCACAGGGATTAAAGCCCATCACACGATAGTCTTTTCCATCTGGCGTATCCTTTAGTCTGCCATAATTACGAGCAACATCAAGCCAGATAAAACCTGGTTCTCCGTTTTCTGTAATTAAATCTACATAGTCTTCATACTTTGTTCCTACTTCTGCTGAAATAGAATTATTAGACATCCAAGCCCAACCTGGATTATCTGGGTCAAAAGAGTTACGCTCTGGGAACAGTTCTGAATTCTTTAGATTCATAAATGTTTCATCCCCCGCATTTCCCAAAGCAAGAGTTGCTGAGCGTCTTACGTTACCTGATACCACACAGGTACCAATAAGGTTTACAAGGTCTACGATAGCACGAGAGTCTAGTGTTTCACCTGCTCTGGAGCCGATTACACGGTCTATATGGTCGTGCAACTTGATAAGAGGTGCAGGACCTGATGCAACGCCTCCAAAGCCCTTAATAGGGGCTCCAAGAGGTCTGATCAAATCATAGTTAAACTTCTGAATGCTCTGGTTTGCTCTAAGGTATGAGTTAATTAGAAGTCGAACTGACTCTACCCATCCTTCACGAGTGTCTGGGATTTCGAACACCTGTTCAGGTTCTGTTGGGGCATAGATTGCAAAATGCTTATCCTGTCCCACTGTATCAAACCCTACACCAATACCAAGCATAAGTGCATCCATAACCCAAGCAAACAAGGCTCCTGGATCATTCTTGTCAAGGTCCTTTGTAGAAACCATTGCACAATTCTGTAGCGCTGCTGAGTTCTTTTTTTCCATTACCATTGGAGTTCCAAAAGCCCACATACCTCGTCCTGGAGGTGTCCATTTTAATTCAAACATTCTTTGGAATGCTTCTTGTGCAGACTTCTGAGCCTTGTAGTCATTCCAAGGAAGACGATTTTCTTTAGCGTGATTCTTCTGTACTGAATACATACCTTCGATTACTCGACGACAAACCTCATGCCAACGTTCCTTAGTTCCATCCTCCTTCATGCGAGAATAAGTACGGATAAAGGTAATCTCTCCTAAAGAGTTTTCTGCTGCATCTTTAAAACCAAATGGGCTTGGAGCAGAAACATACTTTTCTATAAAATCTTCTGGAAGCCTAAAACTAAAAAAATCTGACATTTGTATCGTCCTTTCAAAAACGGATTAAGTGTTAAGTATAGCAGAGTTTTCTAAAAAGTAAAACTCTACCTAAAGATGTGGTTGAGAGTTAATTAAAAGTTGATTTACTATGTGTTTTTGGAGAACATCTTTTGCATTGTGAGTATGTTGCTTTGGTATAAGGGCAGGTTGTTGAAACTATTTTATGACCAAATAAAATACAAAACAAGACTTTATGCAAGAGGAACCCAGTGCTGCTCTTTATCACCAGACATATATCTTAATGGAGATATGTCATAGGCTATAGTAATTCTTGGCTCATCTGATACCCAAGGACCAATCCCATGTGGGTGACCTGTTTCAGAAAGAATTGCCCTGTTATTGAGATTCTTATTTTCAAATGCGACTCCATCGTGACCACCTATTTTGTAGTAGGTGCTAGATGGTTCTGCAGATACACAATAATATCCATGAAAATTAGGGGCTCCTGTTCCTCCAAGATGATCATGATAATGAGAGTCTAAATCAGTAGGTGGTGACTTAATTCCATCAGTATTAAACCATCCTTGAATCATAAATTGGCTTTGCTTAAAGTCTAGACCATAATACTCGCAAGCCTCTACAGTCATCTCTCTAAGAGCCTCATACAGGCTGTGAATGGCATCATTGTGGAACTGAAAGATGTTGTACTTATCTCCAAGATTATGAACACCATGAATCTGACTTGCATGATCTATTCCAATGTTTGGAACTTTGCCAGCAAAAAGATCTTCTTGTTTTTCAACTAAGTATGAAGACAAGGAGTCCAAATCATTTGTTAAATGTCTTTCAAAAAACCTATGCTCTTTGTTTAGTTTTACTGGGCTCATACTAAAGGTATCCAGTGTTGTTCTTGATGCATTCCATTTTCTTTTAATCCAAACAGTGGAATTACGTCATATGCTACAGTCACTCTTGGACCTTCCCAGTCCCAATCTGCTTGTGCATGTGGATGTCCCATCTCTGAGAGAATGGCTCTTCCATCAATGTTCTTGTTTTCAACCTCTTTGTCAAACACTTTATAATATGTAGATGAAGGCTCTGCTTTAACGCAATAGTAACCATGAAAATTAGGGGCTCCCCAAGGACCATGATCGTGCCAATCTAACCTTCCTTTTTTGGTATGATTAATATTAAACCAGCCCTGAATAAAGAACTTTTGCTTTTCAAAATCAATCTCATAGTATTCGCAGGCTTCTTTTGTCATGTCAGAAATAGACTTATATAGATCATATAGTTCGTCAATATGAAACTGAAAAACATTGTACTCTCGCCACTTCATTGTTGAAACACTATTAGACTGTTTCCAAGATTCATTATCTTTAAGTGGTGAAACACCAAGGAGTTCTGCACGCTCAATCTTACTGTATCTATCTTGAAGTTCTTTTACCAAATTTGGTAGATTTCCAGGTACATTTCTTTCAAAAAAGCGATGTGGCTGAATTGACTGGCTAACGCTTTTAATTTCTGGTGGATAGTTTGACTGCATTCTTACTCCTCTGTAGTTTACTTTATAAGTATATCATATTGCTAAAAATGCTCATTTGGGAGTAGATCTATAATTAGATGAATTCTGTCTATCCCGCTTTTATTTATAACAGAATGTGGCATTCCATTATTAATCTCATATGCGCTTCCGACCTTCATATTCAGGGTATTATCTAAAACTGTAAATAGAACATCCTCATGGGTAACCATTGGTAGGTGACACCTTCTAATAAGGTAAAGCATGTCTCCACCATCAACATGTGGTCTGACAGATGTCTGGGCTGGCATTCTAACAAATTCAATTCTTACTACTTTTGACTCATAGTCTTTTTCTAGATCATTAATTATACTGTCTAGTTGCTCTTTAGCCTCTATATCAATTATATTATTTTTGTTTAGAATGATAATGGGATCTCCAGGATTCCACTCATAATCCATAAAACGAATAGGAAACATTTGGGTATCTTTATGTGTTTTATAGGTTTGTTGTCTGGATGTGTCGTAGAACCACTCAGAGTTTAATGAAGCAGAGTACCTAACCAAGTGGTCTACATTATAATCTTTAATATGCAAGATTGACCAATCAGTAGTTTTTTTTAGTTTTTGCATATTGATAAACCTCCAGATCTAACTCATTCATAGATACAATTTTATCATACTGCTCTTTTGTTACCCCACTTAAATTTCTTGTCTCATTTACTTTTGACATATTTTTAAACTTTTCAATACCCAAAATGTCAGGCAATTTATCCATGTCTTCTAGTGTAACTACAACATTATTATCAATAAAGTCTTTTGCTAAATCAAAGGACTCTGTTTGTCCTATAAACCAATTATTTTGAATTGTTTCTGGACTCACAAGGTTTGTATTGTATTTATCTATATCTATATTATTTGTTATAAACTTGGTTTGTGTATTTTCATGTAGACTAGAACATTCTCCATAAATAAGTTCATCCATAGAGTCTTTTTGAAAGAATGACCTTGTGTATTTTGCATAACTAATAAACCTATCAATTGGGTTCCTTAATATAGTAAAGACTAGTGGGTTATCCATATGAGATATAGGGCTTGTGCCAAAATGACCACCTACATAGTATTTTGCTATTAACGAGTTTTTATCAATTGGATCATAGTGAGTTGCAAATGATTCTTTACCTTGAAACTCTTGTAATAAGTGATTTCTTAAAAATACTCCAGCAGTTCTTGGAATATGCAAATGGTAGATACTAGAATAATTTCTAATACCTACCATTATGCTATACGCTTTATTAGAATGCTTTAAGGTTGTGAACGATCATATTTCCAGCAATCAATGTATCTGTAGGCTCACAGTCAAATGTGTAAACTACACGATCTTCATTTACTAGAGTTACGTCTGTAACATAGGCTTCTGAGAATATGTTACCAGAAACCTCAATAAGTGCGTCTCCAACTAAAACCTGACCTGAAACAACAAACTGATAGTATCCATCTCTTTTAACAAGGATCTGCTCTTCAAGAGAGAATCTCTTAGACATGTTATTATTAAAGTATACTGTTGTGTTTCTTGTACTTGCCTGAACTGATGAAATTGTTGTTACAACTAACTCAGGGTTTGTAAATGTTGGACTTGGATCATCGAAAGGTGTTCCGAATGACTCGTCAATAAGTTCTGACCATTGTGCTGCATAGACTTGATCTCCTGCAATTATTGCCTTTGCTGCCTTCATAACGATTGCTCCATTTAAACCAACTGTTGCAATTGGTGTATCTTGATCAATGCATCGTGGCGTTGGAGAGAATCCAAACACTGAGAATGATGGTGGCGTTGGAGAGAATCCAAATACTGAGAATCCAACTGGAGAGAATCCAAATACTCCAAATGGTGGTGCTGGTGAGAATCCAAATACTCCAAATGGAGGAGTTGGAGAAAACCCAAACACTCCGAATGGTGGTGTTGGAGAAAATCCGAATACGTTAAACGGAGAGAATCCGAATACTGAAAACGGCACAAATGAAAATGTTGTAACTGATCCAGATTCACCAGATGTTCCAGAAGATCCATTTGCGTTATCAGCACGAACATTGTATGTCTGTGCTGTTCCTGCTTCTTGGTTTACATTTATCGTTAGAGAGGCTGTATTATTAGGCTTCCCGTCAGATGAATATACGTAATAGTTAGTAATTGCTTTTCCACCGTTTGCTGGCGCTGTCCATGTTACTGTGTCATAAGATGTTCCAGATGGTGATGATGCCCCTGGTGCTGCTGGTGTTGCAGGAACAGTTGTTACTGTTACTGAATTAGATGCTGCAGATGCAGGAGAAGTTCCATAATCATTTGTTGCTGTTACTGTAATAGTTGCAACTGCTTCTGATGCAAATCCAGTAAGTGTTAACGGAGAAGATGCACCTGTTACAGTTTGTCCAGTGCTGGCTGTTGCTGTAAATGATGTTGCTGCATTTCTAGCATCTGGAGTAAAAGTAACTGTTACTGCTCCATTGTTATATGGTCTACCAGTTCCAACATCTGTTGCCGTTCCTATTGTTGGTGCGTATGGGGCCAAGAAGTCATTTGACGACTGGCTCATTCTACCTGCTTGCTTTGACATATTTATTCTCCTTTAATTTTGTATTATGCTGATAGGTCTCCGAAGACCAACCATCCACTTGAAGTCTTCATTGCTGTTACAACTGAGTTTGTAGTTCTAAACTTAAGCCCTGGTGTACCTACAACGCTGTTGGTTGAAGCAAATGATGCTCCAGTGCCTGATGCTTGGTAGAAGTCGATTGACTGTCCAGTCGAATAACCAGTTGCAGGAAGAGTAATAGTTACTGCTCCAGCCACTGGTACAAACTTGTCTTGTTCCCCTGCAGCAAGTGTTGCTGATGCTGCAAAAGATGATCCAAATGTTGTTATTGAAGGAACGCCTGCTTTTGCTTGGGTTCCATCAGAGAATACAATTCCTGCTGCTGCAACTGTTACTGTTCCAGTAAATGTTGGAGAGGCAAGTGGTGCCTTTGTTGCAAGTGATGTTGTTACTGTTGAAGCAAAGTTTGCGTCATCACCAAGTGCTGCTGCAAGTTCGTCAAGTGTATTAAGTGCTGCTGGGGCAGATGCAATTACTGCATTTACTTGTGCTGTTGCATCTGCGATTGCTTCTGACTTAGCAGTTGCAATTGCTGTAGCCTGTGCTGTTGAAACTGGCTTTGCTGTATCTGCTGTATTGTCAACATTTCCAAGTCCAACTGAAGACTTCGTAAGTGCTGCTACTGCATCTGAAACCTTTGTATCTGCTGCTGTTCCTGCTGCTGTGATTGCTTCAGACTTTGCTGTAGCAACTGTTGTTGCTGTTGCAAGTACTGAGGTATCTGCAATGCCGTGAATATTTGTAGTGTCTGCAATATGTGTAGTCAAGTTGCTATCAACAGTAGTACCTAGTGTTGAAACTGCAGTGTTTGTGTATGTTCTATCCAAACCTGATTGTGTTGCGATTGCTGCATCTCGAAGAACTGCTTCTGCGTCTACTGCAGAATCAATTGCTGTATTACGATTTGTAACTTCTGTTGCAATTGCTGCTGAGACAGAAGTTCCGATTGCAGTATTTCTGTTTGTCTCTTCTGTACTAATTGCTGCTAAAATTTCTGTATTTGTGTAGTCATTTGCATCTGCTAACGCTGATGCTTCTGCAGCACCTGCTGCGGTAGTAGCAAAAGCCTGAGCACTTGTTAGCGCATTTGCTGCTGCTCCATTTATATCGTATGCAGCATTTGCTCTTGTGATTTCTGCACTAGTTGCTGTAGCAATGGCTGCCATAGCAACGCCATGCTTAGTAT